ACATCTGCAACACCTGTTTTATATGTAGCTACACCAGCTGCACTAGTTCTTAAGTTACCCTCTAACGTGTTGATTTCAGTATTCCATTGCTCTAAAGCATTACGGATTAAGAAATCTTCATCATTAATAATTGTAACTGTCCAGGGATCAAATGTTCTATTACCTGCGTGCTTAACTTGGCGGCCGAAGTAAGGGGTCGTGACGACCCCTACTGTAGCTGCTGGAACTTGTGCTGCACGACATAAGAATCTAAACTTGCTGTCTCCAGCTCCGTTTAGAGGGTTTGTCATGGTGACTTCAAAGAGCGAGGATCTTGCACCACCAAACTCTAGCTCGCCTCTGAAATCGTTAATATTAAATGCCATGGTTATTCTCCTTTAGCGTTTATATGTATTTATTATACTTGACCAACGATTTCTGAGAAATCCACACCAGTTCTTACTGCAACAAAGTTAAGCTGAATAAAGTTAATTGAGCGAGCAGGTTTAATGTAAATATCACCAATAAACTCGTTTCTATCAATTACTTCACCTGTATTGTTTGTTTCATCGCAAACAACTCTGAAGTCAGTAATACCTCTGCGGCCTTGAACATCTCTTAAGAATGGCTCAACTAGGTTTCTAAATTGTGCTCTTGTAAATGCATCGTTAAATTCGAATAGAGTGGTTTGAGAAGCAAGTGAAATTGCTTTTTCAAGAACAATAAACAATCTACGAACATTAATTCTATCAAATGCACTTGGGTTAGCAAGAAGTGTTTTATCACCATATAGAACTGTACCTTGACCAGGGAATGTTACAACTGGGTTGATACCATTCTTGTAAAGCTCATCTCTATCAGCTTTACGTGGGTTGTAGGCAAGTTTTACAACATTTTTCATACTACCACGATTGAAACCTGCAGGTGAATACCATGGGTCGTTTGTATTATCTGTACGAACCATTAGACCTGCTGTATCACCGTTCGCTGGAACATATCTGTACAAATCATTGTATTTGTCGTACTGATATTTCCAAGCAGAGTCCATTGTAGCATATGAAGTTGAAGGAAGACTATTACGATATGCAATGATATCTTCTTGCTCTTTACCTTCATAAGAGTTATTGTTTACTACTGAAGCTCTAGTAGGGGAAATAACTACTAATAAGTCTTTTCTAACTGCTGCAATATTATCAATTAAATGGGTTGCTACTGTTTGACCGTTACCTGACCCTAAGATAAACGATAAATCAACATCTTCTGCTGATTTAAATTTATCATAAGCTGTAATGATATTTGCATTTGTAGGTGCAGAACCGTCAGCACCGTTTACCAAAGAAACAGTCAATGGAATAGTTGAACCAGTATATGTAGTTCCACCAACAGCGGAGGAACCTGCGTTAGTTCCGATTGCATTTCCATCTGCATCTGTTGTATTTGCAAACCAAATATAACGCGATCTGTTATTAATTACTTCTTTGTAGTAATTTTGTGCACCTGTATCTGTTTTACCGTCAGCTGCCATAGACAAATTCTGGAACACTTCAAGTACTTGACCTTTTGTACCTGTCCATAAACCATCTTCGTCAACGATAGCAACATGCACTTCATCTGTTGATGCGCTATTTGTAGTAGCAAATGCAGATGTACCTGGTGCACGATCTGTATTTACTGCATACTCCCACTTACGTGTTAATGAGGTATTAGCAGATAATGTGTCGCCTGTATATCTGTTTGCTAATGTGACAGATGTACCGTTTGCAGAAACAGCAGATACACGACGAGTTTGTTTGACACCGCCAGATTGACCTAACTCTAGCAAGTCCCCTACAACAATAGCAGATGCTTGGTTAGCTGAAAAAGTTACTGTAGCAGTATTTGATGTTACACTGAATGTACCAGATAATGTAGATGAAAACGCAGCTGCAGACGGGCAAACTGATACTTTTAAAGAGTTCCCTAAAGCACCTGGATATTTTGCAATCCACATACCTACATTTGACGTTCCGTCAGAATGATTGTTTTCATAATCGTCATCATTATCAACACGTGTTATTACTGTGTTAGCAGCATTGCCGTGTGCGTTAGACATTGTAGAGTTTTCAGCGCGCGAAACATACAATGCGTTACCATAAGCTAAAAAGTTAGCTGCAGTAAAAAAATCTGTAGCAGTATCGTTATTTGGTTTACCATACTGAGCTACTAAATTGTCTTCTGAGGAAATCAATGTGGCCTTATTTACTGGCCCCCAGCGATAATGACCAGCGATACCAGCAGTCGTAGTAGAGACTGCAGGAACAACCGCTGTTAGATCAATTTCACTGACATTGATGCCCGGTGATACTTGAAATGGCATGATTATTCTCCTTTGATGAGGCTTTTAATTCTCTTTTTATTTATAATTATTTGTATTTCACATATCACGGTTGTCTGGCAGAGACCAGCCGATTCTTGTTTCATCAATATTTATAATACCTTCTTCTTCATGTCCATCATCAACAAAACCGAATGGAAGTATATCTTCTTCAATCATTCTTTGATTTTCTTCATATAATCTCTGTCTTAAATCATCATTTGTTATATCTTTAAAGTATTCTTGTCTAACTAGCCATGCAAATAAGACTGAACACATAACTAAATCATCATGCATACCTTCTTCAGCTTCATAACTTTCTTTACGTGATACAAAATTAGATAATTCAAAAATATAATCATAGTCTTCTATAATTAACTTATCTTGCTCAATCATATCTTTTAGTGTAGAGCAACCAATGCGCTTTACTGCTTTTGTAGTACGTACACCCATTTGTTGTCTACCAGCAAAACCAGCAGAAATTTGTTGTATCCCTGCTCTATATGTCGTACTTAGAATATTTTCATACTCTAAATCTTGATGAAGTATATTAGAAACTTGTTCACCTATATCGTTTACTTCGATCAATACAAAAGCATTATTATATTTTCTTGCTGTATCATATATTACATTAGGATATATTAACGGTGATATATCTTTACTTCTATATTTTCCTACAGCTCTATATGGATATTCTGTAATATCAAAAACTATAAATGCAGAATAGTCTAATCCAACACCTCTTGATACATCGCTGACTAACAGATAATTTCTACCTGGCTCGGGTTCATGATAGCAATCAAAACCGTTTTTCTTATAAAGTGGTTGTTTAAATACCAGCCGTTTTAGTACAGTTGGGTGAATTAGTGTATTAGTAGATCCTAAGAACTCACACTCAAATTCTTGTCTGAACTGTTCTTCTGACGTTGCTCTGATAGTCTCCTCACGCCATCTCTCATCTCTACCTGGAACGTCCGACCAATGAATTTCCACTCTTTCATAATCGTTTCGCTCTTCTTCACTATCTACCCATAACTTGTAGAACATATTCATACCGTTAGGAGTAGATGTAATTAATACTTTAGATGACTTACCGGAAGAAATAGTAGGAAAAACAGAAGTAAAGAATTCTTCTTGTAAGTTGTTTGGTACGAATGCAAACTCGTCCAAGTAAATCATATTCTGAGATGTACCACGAATAGCACTTGATGAAGTAGCAGAAGCGAGAATCTCAGAACCATTCTCTAATCTAATATTACCTTTATTCCACTCGACAATACCTTGCTGCATCCATTTAGGAAGATGCTCATACATTAACTGTATACGTCCAAGAATCTCTCTCGCTTGAGACATTTTGTTAGCAAGAATAGCAACTGAATACTGTTCTGTAAATAATATTTTCCAAGTAATGTAAGCTGCGACTGTAGTTGTTTTACCAACCTGTCTAGGTAGTTTACAAATACTAAATCTATTATCTTCAAATGTAGAAACCATTTTTTCTTGGAAATCCCAAAGATCAAACGGTACTAAACCCTCATCAATACTAACGATTTGAAGATAGGTTTTAATAAAGTAAATAGGATCTTTAGCACACTTAAGATACTCCATAACGTTCTCTTGAGTAAACTCAACAGGGACGCCTGCAGCTTTTAAGTTCTGATTTCCTAGGTAAATTTCTGGCATTTTATAGTTGCACTCTTTGCATATTCATACTATAATCATCGTGTAGGATGTAAAGAAACGATATAGTTACTTCATTAACTCTACTGCTCCATCGTAGTCTTCTTGACTTACAATACCCTCGCGAAGTAATTTTTTTCTATTAGCCAGGTGTTTGATCTGAATCTCTTCTTTGGATCCACCGAAGTAAGCAACGCAATGACCTTCTTCAATCATAATATCTGTAACGCGTTTATCACCTACTATAAAGTCTCCTAAGATACGACCAAACTTTCCTTTTATATCTTCACCGTCTTTATTTTCAGTAGTGACGAGTAAAGCGTCTTTCTCTAATAATTCTTTAAGTCTATTTTTCGCAGCAAGACCAAATACTTTTTCTACTTTATCAGACGTACGTGATTCAGGTGTATCGATACCCATAATGCGTACACGTTCATCATGAAGCCAAACACCAAAACCTAAATCGATATCTACATCTACAGTATCACCATCAACCACGTGTAATAACTTTACGTTATATCTATTCTCTATCATTTATTATCCTTAAGTAATTTTTGGAGCTCTGCAGTATTTCCTACAAAGAGAGCATTAGTTACATTATTAGGACCTTTAGTTTGTTCTTCTTTTTTAAGGTCTTTTACTTTTTTCTGAACTTCTAGTAAGTCTTTGTTAGCGTCAGTTAATGTTTTAATCATCTGTCCAACGATTTCAAATGCTCTTGGACTTTGACTTTGTTTAGCTAACTCTACTAGCTCTTCTAGAGCATCTGAACCTCTTTCAATAGCGTTGTAAAGATTTTCTCTTGCATACTTATAATCACTTTCTATTTCATCATTTTTAGTATCCGGTTTGAGTACTTCAACATCTTTTACTAGTGGAGGACTATCTGGTAGATTAAAAATTTGTTCAAAATTATTTTCAAAATTAGATTTTTTAGACATCACTTATATCACTTGCAATTCCATAATCATCATCTGCTTCGATCTCACTTACCGGTATAGATAATGCATTATTTGATGTTGGTGTACCATCTGATTTTAAAGCAGGTTGAGATGATACTTGTTCAATATTAACTAATGTATCGGTGTCACCAATACCGACAACTGCTCGACGGATAGTCCCGTTAGTAGAAGTAGGACCAAACATGTAGCCTTTCATTGTAAAGTTAAGATTCCAAATTAAAGCTCTTCTAGCAGCAAAATCACCTTCATATGTATCTTCTACACTTACATCGTTAAGCACACAAGGAACATCATATACTAAATCCATTTCTGGAAGAAGTTTAATATTATTTGTCCATTCAGGTTGAAAATATGGTAAAATTTGCTCTAGTATTTGTGTACCATCATCTGCATTTTTTACAAATATACTTAGTGTAAATTGAATATCATACGGTACAGGTATATGCTGAGTAGTTAATGTAGATACATCGCTTCTATTTACTTTAGAATGTTTTAAAGTAGAAGGTAATTTTCTATTTGCAGCATAGTTAATACCAGTCATTTCAAAACCCATACGAGGTAAAGAAACAGCTATATCTTGATCTAAATTAGGATCTTGTGCTAATCTTACTAAAAACTTTTCTTTAGGACCATATGCAATAGGCACTTTAAGAGTCTGTACTCTTTCATCGCTTGAGTTGAGCCTCTGTACATAGATACCATTAAACATGTTGCCAAAAACAACAACATATTTTCTCATTGTT